ACACAACCGCATCGCCGCTTAAGTTTATGGCGTTGTTGGAGTTATTGCTTTCGGAAACAGTTCTAGTAAGGGTGGTTCCACTAGCAGTGTAAGTCCCCGTCCCAATCTCAAAATTGGAGCCATCTTCGATGACGTAAGCAACGGTATTACCATCAGTGATACCGCCGCTTGAAAAGCTTTGGAACCCATCCACCGCAGAGCCAAGAGTTATTGTGCCAGTCCCCGTTGTTGAGGTGCTGACCTTTATACGGTTTCCGTAAGTATTGGGCATTCTTTAACTCCTAATAGATAACGCTCAATTAGGATGGGTCGGGAATACCAATCTTAAAAGTAGCCAATGTGAAAGTGTTACCAGAAGTAACAGATTGTGACGCTGACAAAGAACCTGTAGCCAAAAGCCGCGTGTTAGTCGTGTCAAGTACAGCGTAATGAGTAGCCGTTCCTGTAGCAGTGATGCTCCCATCGGAAATTGCAGCAACCGTAACCTCACGCCCACCGCCTGACCTATCCGCGGGTGCAGCAATGCTTAAAGATGTGCTATCACCCAAAGCGTGTGTAGAGTTCGCGCTTGCGTAGGTTGTGCTTTCTTGTGAGGTGACCGTAATTTTATTGGCCTCAGTGTCTAAGACCGTAAGCCCGTTGTCTAGGACTCTGTCGGAAATACTCGCCATTTAATAACTCCTTGAGTGTTGGGCATGATAAGAACATAGCACAAGCATACTGTTCAATCAATCAGGGTTTTTCTTGGGTCGACCGCGTTTTTTTGCGGGCGCTTTACCCCCCTCCCAAGCTTCATTTATATTAGGGGTTGAGGGATCATCCGCCAGAAGCTTACCTTTGGCGTTCCTCGCTCGTTTTGTTTCTTTTGGTGATGCGTTGCCTTGTACTTCCATTGCAGCACCGCGATCAAGCATACTTTGAGCGATCGCTTTTTGCCACGCTTTACCAAGGGGCAAGAACTCTCCAGCCATGTATTTTCTTGCTGACGTTCCATCCTCGTTATCTTCACCGACAACGCTATGAATCATTACAACTTTTTTCATTTTCCCACCTTTAAGAGAGAGGAAGGAAGGTGGAAATCAACCCCCCTCCCCCGTTATCCTTAAGAAGTTGCGTGTTTAAGAACGCGCATAGCTTCCGCAAGAACAACCTCGCCGCCGACCCGCTTGCGAGCCAGATAACGCACAAGGCCAGTTGATGCTTGGCTGTACGGGTCACGAAGAACCGATAACGCCACACGATCAACAATCATATATCCACGACGGAAGTCACCAATGATAACTGATTTGGCTCCAGAAGCCGCATCCGCTACATCAGGAGCTTCCACATATGGGATGCCAATGATTGTGTTGGGCGCACCCGATTGACCAGAGAACCCCGTTTGGAAGATATACTGCCCTGCAGTGTCCTTTAGCTTACGGATGATGCCAAGCGTTGTGCGATTGAACATCATGGTAGCATTAGCCGCATAGTCAGACTTAAGTCCATGCACCAAGTCCATAAGGTTATCAGTAGTGATAGCCGCAGAAGCTGCACCTGTGGCAGTGTGCGCAACTACGTTACCATTTGTGATACCGACTGGTTTATTAGTTCCATTGCCGCTAATGAACGCCGCGCCTTCACTTTTTGCAAATTGCTCAGCAAATTCTTGGTTCATTTCCGCTTCCATATCAAAAGCCGCATCTTCAAGAAGTTGGCTTGAAATATCAACCATCGCGTATTGCTCATGCGTAGCAATAGTTTTCAAAGCAGTTGTGTAACCAGTGGTTTCAGCCCGTGTGCCAGTTTCCGCCGTCCACGCCGCCGCGAAGTTTGCGGTTTTTTGTGGAATTTCAATCTCTTTAGAGTTTGTTTGGCGCACACGCGCAACAGACCGAACAGGGGATATTTCTGTTACGATCTTAATGATTTCCGCAACATATTCCTCTGGAGCCAAGTTACCCGCCGTAGCCGCCGCGCCGACGGTCAAAGCTTTGGTTTCTTCTGCATCAAGACCTTCATTGCCCTTGCGCATGAACTTATCCCATGCCTTCATTGCAATATCGATCTGCTTGACTTGAACGCCCGCGTTTGGACGCTTAAGCATTGTTTCAATGCTATCAAGCTTTTCTGCAAAACCTTCTGCCGTTTTTTCTTGCTGCACAAGCTTCTGGTTGACGCTTTCGTAGCGATCAAGTTCAGCTTCGATCTTAGCAAGCTTTGCCTCTACAAGAGGGTCAGAATCGCCCTTTTTTTCTAGTTCTGCAACGCGCTGATCATTGGTAGCTTTAAATTCTTCAAAAGCACCGTTCAGCCCTTCCAGATAAGTTTTGATGTTATCGTCCATGATAACTTCCTTTCTGTTTTAGGATTTTAGGATATTGGTCAAGCGATTAATCTCACTTACCAGTTCAGAAGGCATTTCCTGTTTGCCAGCATCCCGCTGTTCCAGTGCCTTGGCGACAGCCGAAGCCGCAGCCTTTGCCTCGTTACGCGATAGGCTCCCTGCATCCCGCAGTAGTTCCTCCCATTCACGAACGGTGCGTTCCGCGCCCTTTACCGCTTGAACCCGTGCGCGTGGGTTCATTGGGAATGTGACGGCGGAAATCTCCATAAGGTCAACAGACTTAAGGTAGCGCCGCTTGCGCTTTTCGTCATAATCAACCCCTTTAGGGTCTACGCGATAGCCAATACTTAGACCATCAAGCGCACCCATCTTCATTAGTTCGTACACCTCGCGCCCGCGCTGCGTACCCATTGCCAACCGCCCTTTAACCTTAAGGCCACGGCGGTCTTCTACGATCTCATCAAATACCCCAATTGGCTCATCTTGGCGGTGTTGGTACAAGAGCTTCACAGCTTTTGCGCCCTTTTGCCCAATAGATTTAGCAAATGCACCTTCTACAACCACATCGTTTCCTAGGTCTTTGTTTCCAAAAATAGAGCCATACCCAGTGAAGACACCCTGATCTTCCCCGTTGGCTTCAGCCTTGTATTCAAAAGCAATGTCCAACGTCTCCGACTTGGCTTCTTGCTCATCAATGTATTGTTCTAGATCGACCTGTTCTTCTGTCATTTGCTTGCCCCCATATTGGCTCATGCAGACTGCTAACCTCTGGTCGCTGTCTGGAAATTCACTTGATACCTTGTCATCACCCATACAACGGCTAACAAAGCTGTCCCTATCTTCTCCGACTTTAGGCTTTGGCAATGGCATTTTTACCTCATAATTTTATCGCGATCTTACACGAAACTAACTCAGACGTCAAAGTCTATGCGCCGCTCTACAAAAAGTTGGCTAATAGTGCTTTGAACAACACGCCAAGTCCTACCAATCTCCTCAGGTTCAACATAGGCTATTAGGTCTTTGATTGTCTCATAATCTTCGTTTGTCATTTCATCTTCTAAGCTAAGAATTTCCTGTATCTTATCAGCCGCCTCGCTCATCAAATATCCTTTCTATAATATCTAATGCTTTAGGGTGTACCAGTTCTTTCTTTCCCATCATATAGAGCGCAAAACTTTCAACGAAAAACTCCTTCTCGTTTGTTTCCCCATAGCGCGTGGATATCTCAGCCTGTCTGCGAACCTTTCTGTATCCACGCCAGAACTTCTTTAGCTCCCCTTCTAAAGGTGGCGTCTTATCAAACAAGCTTCGGCGCTTCTTGTATATTTGGTGTATATGGTGACCAAACTCGTGGTACATCAGTGACCGCAAGTGCTGTAACCCGTGCGCACTGTACTCCTCGGCTGTCCATGGCTTGCTAATACTTGAGTCGTCGTTGCCAACATACCACAGCCGCGCTCTACTGCCCAACTTTTGCTCAAGGTTAAATATCTGTTGGTGCGCCCTGTCGTTTAGCAGCTCCTCACGCAGCTTGTCCCGCTGCTTGTATAACCGCTCGCGCCGCTTTGGGTCTGTGGTGTTTTCGATCTTTTCTTGTACTTCACGCAGTTTGGCTTGCGTTGCCGCCCGTGCCGCAAGGAGCTTGCGATACTCGCTTTCCAGTTCGCTAAGGTCTTGCACATCAAGGTCTTTAACGTAGTTGTTCACAAACCTAGCATTCAGCCCAAGTATCCCGTCACCCATATTGCCAACAACGCCATCCCTCTTCACTGGCTTGATGCCCCGTAGCCTTGGGATGTTTAGCCAATCCGCAAAGTAGTTAAGCTCTTTCATAATTCCAGCAACCGCTATCACTGCATCGTCAGTCAACCCATCGTTTGCCCAGCTACCCACATCAGCAAGGGATCGGCCACGAAACACAACACGTCCCTCAATCTTGTATGACTTGTGCGTCATAGCATCACTTAGGCGCTCTTGCGTTGCCGCCCAAGCATCACGTCTATTGGTTTTGCGGGCAAACTCCTTAAAGGTTCTGTTTGTTATGCCCGCCTCAAATGGGCTTACAAAGGTTTCACCAATAGGCAAGTCGGCAAGGACATCCTCAACCGCCTCCTCAAATAACTCTGGCTCTGGCTCATTAATGCGGGCCAGAAAGTCATCGAGCGGTGAGCCACCCGTGGGGGTATCCTCTGGTTCATCGAAGCTATCAAAAAGCGCATCCTCGTCGGTAAAATACACAGCAAGGCACCGACAGTTAATGTTATTTGCTGCACCCCCGCTCCCATCGTGCGGGTAGTCCATAGCGATCTCTTGGCCCTTAAATCGGATAATAAACTTCTCTTCTATGCCTACTTCTTGCCCGTTTGCCGCTGCGTGAAACGAACGTGTGCGCCCATCACCTACACTGACCCATCGTTTGCGCTGGGCTGGTAAGTTAAGCTCTTTGGTGGCTTCGTGGGTGGCATAGCTTGCCGCCGCGTGTGTTTCTGTGCGGGCTATGGTTGCCGCCCTTGCCCTGCCAATAGCCCCTTTAGTCTTTTCCTTAATCAGCTTGGCTGTACTGTCTACGCCCAACCCTTCATCTTCTCCAGCGCGGATAGCCCGTAAGATGCGTCTGCGTGTGGTGTTCGTCACCCCGACAACCCTTTCCGCGCCCTCACGTGCATAAAACTGAAACACAAAGTTACCAAAGGACGTAAGCTTTCGATTCTCATAAACCCTGCTCGCAAACTTGTTTATGACTACTTCGTAATGTGCGCGGTATATCCGCTCTAACTGCCCCTGCAAGGGTCGTAAGGCATCGTCTATTGTTTGTCGGCGTTGATACTCTTCAGCCGCTGCATCCCCCACCCTTGCAAAAGCTGTGTAAAGGCTTCGGGCCATTGCCCGTTCGTATCGCATCCGCAGCCGATTAACTTCCTTAATCTCTTTAGAGATAGATATTCGGGTCTTGTGCGCCGCTTTTATAAATACAGGAAACGTCATGCCCTTTTATAGCAAATAAAATTTTCCTTCTCTACACAAGAATATTTGTAAATAAACTATTTACAAAGTGTCTGGGGTTTGATAGAAAGGCTTTGTAAGCAACGCAGAAAGGTAAACAAATGTCACGCACTTCAGATTACAACTTCGCAGTCAACGTAGCAGAAACAGTAGAAGGCCTTTGCAAAATTGACGCACTTCGCTTTCACGCTTTCAATACTAACGGTCTGTGCTCTGCAGCACATGACGCGCAAGCCGCACTGTTAAAAGCTGTTGAAGAAGGAAAAGTCAAGTCAGGCGCTCTTATTGCTTATGATGTTTACAACCGCTTCGGCTACGAAGCTATCATGCGCCAAGCACAACGCAAGCAACCAAACTTCGGCAAAGCAAAACGCGCAATTGAATGGGTGCAGAGCGACATCAAAAAAATCTACGAAGCTATCGCTGAAGCACATAATTAACAAAAAGCCCCCGACCTATCAGTGCGTAACCTAATGGGTCAGGGGCCGTCCAACAGGGAGGAGTTGAACTCATGCCAAACCATGGAGCTTTGAACATGCCACTAAAGATTATCACAGAAACACTTCTATTTCTAGCGTTCACACTAATCATCTTTAACTTACCAAGCCTGATCCAATACTTCGGGCAACTAATAGGAGGAAACTAAAATGCTATCCAAGATGCACACAGAATACACTCGTTGGCTAAAGGTCGCAAAAGAACTGCAAACACAATATGAAGCTGGTGACGATCAACGCGCCATTGAAGCGGGCCGCAAATCAATTGCTCGCTTAGAGCAAAAGATAACAGAACTGGAGGAGCAAGGAGCCGCTTAATTGCGGCTCATGTGCATCGTAAACGTGACAGATACCGCATCCGTGCCACAATCAGTCACCTGTCTTAAGCGGGTGGCCCTCTGGCAGTAAGTCAGTGTCAAACTTGCCGCCCTTAAAGCGCCCATTACGCACAGCATACAAAAAAGAGTTGACGCGAGCGTAAGCCCACTGATCACTTGAACGCACTGTTGGCCTTACGCTTTGTGGGTTGGTGTTGTAAGCCCCGACACCCCGACGGAATACAGCCTCCAACATTGATTGCGTGACTTTCTTCCCCTTCTTCTCTCCGTGTTCAGCGTTGTGTTCTTTAACTTTTTCAGCAAGCCCCTTTTTTACAGCCTCGCTGACTTTGGCCTTTTGCTCTGAGTAAGACTTTTCGCGCTCCTTGTCTAACTGATCAGTCTTACGGTTTGCCCAGCTTTGCCCTTCATCACCGCCCCAACCAAGCCAAGCTATCAAGCCATTGCTAGGCCAGCCATCTTCACCCCTGCGAAAGCCTTGCGCTTCCTTATCTACTTCGTGCCGTGCAAAAAAGCTTTTCATCCGACGAACAGTATTAGGCGATAAGCGCTCACGATCTATAAGCTGGTTAGCCCGCGCTACACCGACAGCCGTCATGCCCCGACCGTATTCCTTGCGCAACTCTAATGATCGCGCTGCGTTCCGCGCCATTGCCGCTGTTGGGACAGTATCAACATCTCTTTCGGCCTTGTCTTCTTCGCCTTGCCAGCGAGCGCAAACATACTGGATGCGCACTTCGGCATTAAATAGTTCGCAGTTGCCTTGCTCGAAGTGGATGCAGTTTCCACAACGCTCTTCACCATCGCCCATTCGATAAGCTTCTGGCAACTCGTCAGGTACTTCTTCACCGTCTGGATAGAAGTCAAGCTTAGAACCATATGCCGCTTTCCCTGCTTCCTCTGGGTCTTGCCCTTCATCTTCTGCCACCTCTGGGCCTCCGAGCGGGAACAAGTTAGCCGCAATAAACACTTCATCACCACCACTAATAGGCTCCAAACCCAAGCGCTCACGAGCTTCGTTACGGCTGATAATCCCCTCACGCACTGCCGCAACTACGTTTTCGTATACCCGTCTGCGCCGTTCTGTCATTGCGGGTATGCTATCAACATCGTAACGGATATTTATCTCGTCACCGAAGCTAGGGGCGAGCCATTCGTTTAAGTCGCTTTCAACGCGCTTGGCTAATGGGATAATCGTTTCTTCATATAACGCCAAACGCGCCTCTTGGACGTTAGCATAAGTCTGGCTGTCTGGGATACCAATTAGCTGAGAAGGAATACCAAAACAAAGCGCGATGTCTTTTGCTGCCATATGCTTATTTTGCAAGAAGTCCATATCCCTTGGGGACATGCCCATCTCCTTCCAATCAAAGTCTCCCTCCAGCAACAATGGTCGACCAGCGTTATTTTGCCCTGTAAACCTACTTTCCAAGTCGCTTGCCACTTGCTGTCGCTGTCCGTCCGTCAACATAGTCATATTGCCCATGTCATCCTTTGGCTTAAACACAATCGCGCCACTTGGCCTTGCGCCATTTACTAGCAACCCGATATTGTGTTTGGCGATCAGGTTGTGCTGATCCAAATCAACCGCAGCCGCCATAAGTGGAGACAAACCTAGATAGTCATCTAGCGGATTCCAGAATTTAAAGTGCTTAACCTCACTCTGACCAGTCATCGGGTCTGCATCGTATTGGGCGACGACCTGATTATTTAGCTTGTATCTGTAAGCCTTGGGTATCGATGTCTCACTTGGCTCAATCTCAACTCTATCTGGACGTAAAAGATAAAGCTCTGTCGGCACCATGTTCACAGCAGAAGCAAGGGCGTAACTGTTCCCCGACAAAAGCATAAATGAATAAAGCGCTTGAAAATATTCTACGCCCGCTTGGGTTGGGTTTGGCCTGTTGAGTAGGCTGATCAATGGGTGTCGCTCTAGCTTTATATCACCTTGATACACCCTAAAAGGTATGGATGCTGCACCGTTTGCGATCTCATTTACACAGCGATAGACAATCGCGTTCTGTTGATACCCTTCACTAGCGTAATCCTTAAAATCGTCCTTACGCTTATGACTGAACATACTGCCCTGAACGTATACCTTGGGCGCTTCTTTTGTTTCAAGGCGCTGCCCAAAGATAGCCCCCCGCAAGTTGTCAATAATGCCCATCAGCTAATTCTCCAAATCGGTTGGCCTGTCCGCTGGCTCAGTTCTGTAATAGCCCAAACCAAAGCGTCAAGCCTGTCGGGTGACTTGCGAGTATCTGGGGTATATGTTGTCAACTGATCTTCCAACTTTTTTAATTCACCCACGTGATGAACCTTGCCTTGCTCGTACAGTGCAGCGACAGGCTCAGCCCTTACTATCTTTCCCCGTGATGCGCGGACAGCGGTATAGGGGATATGCCTATCTATAGTTCTTACCACTTTTTCTACCAAGTCGCCACCATTATTGACTTCTGCAATTAGTCTATCGGCGTTGTATTCGTGGAAAACCTCAACCGCTGTACGAGCCCAAGTGTCAGGACTCCCATGTATTGTGCGGTCATCAAGGACGTAAAAATGCCCATTGTCGCAACGCCCAGCAACAACAATACCCGTTTCGTCAGCGTCCTCTCCACTACTAACAGCGGGGTCTACAGCCACCACCACGCGCCTCAACTCTGGCATATCTGACCTTTTCAACCTTTGCCCTTCAATCATGCTCCAGTTCCACAGCGCCCCCTCTATGTCCTCCAAAACTTCAGCATAAAGCTCCTGTCTGCCAAGCCGTGTTCCTTCATACTTCTCGCGTAGTTGCTGTAATGCAGCGGGCGCTAGATTGGCTTCGTTGTCAAAAGTGCTCCCACGTGTCACCATCGTGCCCTGACGCTTTAGCAAGTTCTTTATTATCGGCGTGGGTTTAGGCGTTGTTGTTATGACACACTGTGGGTTCTGACCTAAACGCAAACCAAACATTAGTTGGTCGAATGTTTCAGGGTAAGGCCACGCTGCAATCTCGTCACACCAAGCCCTGTGGAACTGTGGGCCACGCAAACGCTCAGGTTCGGTAGCTGCAAAGCCCTGTATAATCGATCCATTGTATAATCTTATTTCTTGCGCTGAACTGTTGTACCCCTGCCCCCTGCCACTAAGCAACAACTCGCGCGGCATGTAAGACAATATCCCGCTTTCACCGCCAAAGGCCACACGCTTCAAGT